AGAAGACACGGAGTGAGGGAAACAAGATCAGAGTCTTAGACAGATTTGAATACATGGTGGCTCCTGGAAACAGACCTAACCCCATGTCAACAAGGATCATTTACCACCTAATCAAATTTGAACGGATCAGGAATGCAGACTTAGAGTCTATTCTGAGGGCTAAAGCCTCAGAGAGTCCCTTACTTACCCTAGAGAACGTGACAATGATGTTAAACCCACACATACCCAATGTGCTTCTGAGTCACTTCAGAACAATGAACGCAATAGCAGATTGGTCCTTGATCCAAGGTCAGCAGGGAGAGGAGACAGTTCCAAGAACAGTCAACCCATCGATACAATGGAGCAGCCAAGACAACCTGTAGGTGACAAAAACTGAGTCCTCAACCACAACAACACACAAGCACAGGGAGCTTTCTTAACAAAAACCTAGGATAAACTGATACAGAACTCTTTCCTGGACTTGCTACACACCAACACATGTCACCATGGCAGGATACTTGGACTCCGAGAACTTCGAACTGGACGACTCTACCCCTCTTCCCTTCTTCATAAGTTCATACCTGGACAGTCCAATCCTAACTGTTCCTCTTGAAAAGTTCAAGGAGGGAATTTCATTCTGGAAGGACCTAGACATCATGGGCAACCTGCCTGCTATGAGAGCCAAGCTGAAGCTAGCCCCTCTGTGTGCCAAGGAAGTATTCAATGCATGTCAAACTGCCGGAGACGTTGATGATTACCACGAGATTGACCCCTTCATGCTACCTGACATTTACCACTACTCTGCAGAAATTCCTTCTGAGGAAAAGACCCTTCAGCTTGCTTCTGAGATTGCATCCACTATCTACACATCTGCAACCAGGGGCCTAGATGCATGGGTTGGTGGTGGAAAAGAGCCCTCTTCTGCAGGACAGCACATCCTCAACTCGTTCAGCCTGGAAGCCAGTAAAGACGAGATGTATTGGTACAAGAGGTGGAAAACGTGGGACATTCTTGTGACTAGTGTAGAGGAGAGGTATTCCAGAGGTAAGACATTTTTTGTCAGTGTAACGTTAGGAACCGGAATCACTCTGTACACCAACACCAAAGTTGTCCTACTTAACATCAAAGAACCTGTTTCGTTTGGGTCTAGAACCCTCATGACGTGGGATCAGATCTTGATGGTCAAAGACCTTTGCCTGACTAGGATGCAAGCTTACTCTGCCACTCGAGTCATTCACAGTGGGGACCCACTCCTGAGCTCTGCTATAGGGCGGCTGATTGCATGGCACGAATCGTGCTTGAGAAGATATGGCAACAGAGGATTCGGGATCCTAAAGCAATCAGAGGGGCTCTCAAAAGCTTACCTTTCTCTTGTTTCGGATGACGGTTTCGGTCTCAGGGGGTCTTACAGCAGGATGGTGGAGAAGATCAAGGTTAAGGAACTTGCTATCGGACTAAACCCTCTAGAACTGTCACTGGCAGAAACGTTTGTTGATGTTGTAAAACCTCTGAGA